GCGTTCTAAAGGGCTTCAGCATTGGTATCCGTAGCCCTCGCGTCATTCGTGACAACAAAGCCGCTGGCGGTCGCATCGTTGGCGGGCAAATCGTTGAGGTGAGCGTGGTTGACCGACCTGCCAACCCTTCAGCGAAAATGACTATCGCTAAGGCGATGAACGGAGAGAGCCTGATGGCTGTTGACCAGATTGAAATCCCAACCCCTGCCGAGGTCGCTAAGTCGATTGAGTCGATTGTGGAGGCTGTAACCGATGTGGCTGAAACCGTAGTGGAAGCCGTTGAGGAAATCGTGACTGACGTTACCGAAGCCGTGGAGGAAATCTCGGCTGAAGTTTCTGAAGTCGTTACCGAAGTTGAGGAAACCATTGAGGAAGCTGACAAGTCGGCTGCCCTGCTCAACACTGTAACCAGCCTTCTCAAGTTCGACCAGCAGACTTACGACGCTGCTATCGGTGCGCTGTCCGACCTCATCGTTGTTGAGGCCACCGAGATGAAGAACGGTTCCGATGAGCGTGAGTCCATCAAGGAACTGCTCCAGTCAATCAAGCACCTGTTCCACTGGTACGAGGGTGAAGTCGCTGAAGGCGAAGTCGCTGTGCCTAACCCTGAGATTGCGTCTGAGGATGCTATCGATGACGGTTTTGAGGTTTCGACCGACGACATTGAAATGAGCGCATCGGCTGAGATGTGCGACAAGTGCAACTACGCGATGAAGGACTGCAAGTGCAACGACAAGTCCGCCGCGATTGACGAAACTTTGGTAAACGACATTGTTGCAAAGGCTGTAGCCGCTGCATCGGAGTCGGTAGCCGCTGAAATCGACCTTCTGAAGTCGGCGCTAGTCGCTGAGAAAGAGAAGGCGACTCAGTTGGAGGCTGACCTCGTAGTTGCTAAGTCTGCAACCCTGCCGGGTGGCCCTGTTCGCAGTGTTATCACCAAAGCCGTAGATCACAGCGAAACTAAGGCGAAAATCGCCGAGTATCGCAACAAGGCTGCCGCCACTACCGACCGGACTCTTGCTAAGGGTTACGAGGATTTGGCGCGCGACCTCGAAAAGTCTTTGAAAGGACTAAACCAAAATGGCAAGTAACATTCCAGTTACCGAGCTTTTCTCGGATGCGCCATCGGCTAAGAAGGCCGCTGCCCGCAACGAGGAGTTCGTCGCAGCGCTGAACAAGTCGTTCAGCAACCCAGGCAGCACCCCAGGTGTTGCACCAGCACCAAAGGCTGACCCTGCCGCCGCTATTGAGTCGCTTATCGCAAACAAGTCGATGTCGGCTGATGCTGTTGCAGCGCTTTCGTCGGCTCTCGCAGCACAGACTTCGGCTACCGAGACTCTGGTTAAGGACATCGGACTTACTGCTCCTCTGAGCAGCTCGTTCGCAGCCTACGACCTTGAGGCTCCAGCCAAGATGCTGACCCCTCGCCAGACCCCTCTGCGTAACAAGATTGTTCGTAAGAAGGGTGTCGGTACTGCACACCGCACTAAGGTAATCAGTGGTTTCACTGGTACTGAGACTGGTGGACAGGCCAACATCTGGGCAGGTCAGTCTGAAGGCCAGCTCACTTCGGGCTTCGGTTCGCTTTCGCTCCAGCGCGGCCCTAAGATCTCGTACACTGCTTACGACCAGACCTTCAACTACGTTAGCTATGGTCTGTCGGACACCGTATCGTTCGACGCTAACTACTCGGGCATCGGCTACCAGGATCTGCGTCAGCTTTCGGCTACCTCGGTTCTGTACGCAACTATGCTGTTCGAGGAGAAGGCGTTCCTGTACGGTCGCACCACTGCTCTCGCTGCACCTACCATCACTCTGACTGCTCGCGCTAAGACCGCTTCGGAGACTGCTCTGCCAGCCGCCGCTGTCTATGTTTACGCTGCTGCTGACGCTGGTTCGTTCGGTCAGGGTGTTGCTTCGACCGTTCAGACCGTAACCCCAACCGCTGGTCAGGTAGTCGATGTCACCATCAGCTACGTTGCTGGTGCAATCGGTTACAACGTTTACGCTGGTTCGACCACTGGTAACGCTAACGCGTTCTACCAGGGCCGTGCCGGAAGCCAGACCTACACCCTTCAGGGGCCACTGGCTACCACCGGAGCAACCGCTCCTACCACCGACTCGTCGGCTCCAGCCAACGCTTTCGACGGTATCTTCTCGCAGACCATCACTGGTGGCGGACAGGTCAACAACATCAACGGAACCTTCAGCACCAGCAACCCTGGCGCAGAGTTCCAGACCATCTTCGCTAACGGTTACGCTGCTGTAAAGGCTGACTACGACGAGATCCTGCTCAACGGTGCTGACCGTAAGCAGCTCTCTGACGCAATCAAGTCGTCGGCTTCGCAGAGCGTTTACCGTATCAACCTCAGCCAGAACGAGGTTGGCGACTATGTTGGTGGCGCTGCTGTTGGTGCTCTAGTCAACGAAACCACTGGTAAGACTGTCAACCTGACCGTCAACCCGTGGATGGAGCAGGGTTCGGCATTCGTTGGTTCGTGGACTCTCCCACTGCCTGACTCGCAGATCAGCGAGACTTGGGCTTGGGTTGGCCCACAGGACTACCTCGGTCAGAGCTGGCCTGTCATTCAGCAGTCGTACGACTTCAGCACCTACGTGCGTGGAACCCTCGTCGGCTACGCACCAACCTACAACGGTGTTGTAACTGGTATCAAGGCTGCCTAATACGCAGTAACGCTGTGGAGGGGCAGGGCTTCGGCTCTGCCCCTTTACACTAAGGAAGGAAAAACAAATGGCTAGATTGGTTGCCCCAGATAAGGGCGTTCAGGGTGTGAGTGTTGAACTCGCTAACGGTGGCACTCGCTCCTATGATTTGGCTAAAGACGGCACGATAACTGTCGATAATGCGCGTGACGCAGCCCAGTTGAAGCGCGAGGGTTTCTTTGAAGCTTCGGGTGCTTCGTTCGGTCACGTCGCTGGTTATCCTTGTATTGGTTGCGGGTTTGATTCCGTGTTCAAAAAGTATGTTTGCCCTAAGTGTGAGGTAGAGAATGACCACCGCGATTAGCCCTATCAAACGCCAGCAAACTAAGCCTTACCTGACTTTGCAGGAGTTCAAGAACGCTCCTACCGCTTTGGACTACGGCAACTTGGTTCAGGGCGGTAATCAGGCAGCACAGGATGCAGAGCTTTCAAACGCTATCCTGCGAGCCTCGTCACACATCGACCAATACTGTAACCAGATTATTGGCGCAACCGTAGACACGGAACAGCAGCGCACTCGTATCCGCCCAGACGGTTCAGTGATCTTCCACCCGAAATACCACCCGGTTGTAGCATTGACCAGTTTGACCCTCGGAACTGACCCGCAGAATCTTGCCGCTGTACCTGATCCGAGCATTGCGTGGATGGAAGAACAGTCAATCGTATTCCCTTACGCTAACGCTAACCTCACTTGGTCTAGTGCTGGCCCCATCTCGTTTGGTGCTATTGCCGGCGGGCGCGCACCAATCTTCGTCAACTACTCGTACATCAACGGCTACTTCAACTCCACTATCGGCACTTCCGTGAACGCTGGCGCAACCAGTATCACGATGGCTGACGGTACTGGCCTAACCGTGGGCGAGCAGTTCACTATCTTCGACGGTGCGAATACTGAAACCGTGACCGTGGCTTCAACCTATACTTTCGACAGCAACACCGTGCCACTAACTGCGCCTCTTGCGTATGCTCACGCTGCTGGTGTATCTGCTTCCAGCCTTCCTGCCGCCATCAAGCAGGCTTGTATCCTGCTCACTTCCACTTACCTGAAGATCCGTGGAGATGCCTCGCTCGTTATGGCTGTAACCACTAGCCCTAGCCAGCAACTTCCTGGTAGCCAGCGTATTGGTAGCGATGTTGCGCTCGCCGAAGAAATCCTGAAACCGTTCCGTAGGATTCGCTAATGAGTCGCGCACAGGTACGCGCCGCCGTCGCTAACTGGATTGCCACCGACCCTAACCTGCCTACGGGTTTGAATCAGGTGTTTGCTAGTTTCCCTAAACGCATCAACTTTGAAGCTAACGCACCCGCCGGTCAGATGACTCGCGCCGCAGCAGTCGTGTTTATCGCTAGTGAATCCGAGCAGCGTGTAGCGGTTGGTGGCGCATACAACGGTTGGAAGCGCATCGACTACCGTGTGACCGTTCAAGTCTTTGTCCACTCCGTAGAGAACTATGCACAGGATGCGATGGATAGTTACGACACCATTATTGACGGCGTAAAAAATCGTTTGCGTGGTGGAGGGCATAGACTAGGTATGGAAAGCGGTGACGTTATCTGGCAAGCATTCGAAGAAGGGATCGATGCTTTGCACGGCGAACCGAAAACCAACGACGGTGGCGCTACCGAACAGTGGTGTGAGATTAGCGGTATCGTCACTCAAATGATTCAGGCTTAGGAGTATCGTGGGAAAGTTTGTTTACAACGGCGACGTGGATTTGGTTCTGCCTTCGCTCGGTTTGACTATCACCAAAGGCGATGTGTTCGAAGCCCCAGATGACCTGAATGTGGTCGGAATCGCCCCTAGCAAGGCTAAGGTGACTGTTTCCGCAGACGCTACGCCGGTAGCCGACACTAAGACTTCCGAAGCCCCAGACGAGGCTCCGGCAGAAACCCCAACCGACACCGCCGCACCTGCGGCTAGTAACTAAGGAGCAGCCAGATGGCAGTTCAGAATAGCCACCGGTCTTATCTCGGTGTAGCAAAGGAAACCACCGAGGGAACCGCTGTAGCACCGACAGCTTTCATTCCTGTATCGGTTAGCAAGCTCAAGACTCAGGACATCATTGATCCGCTGCTGGTTAGCGATCTGGCTCAGGGTTCGCTCGTCAAGGATTACGGTTACATTCCTGGTCGCACCCGTTCGACCGTGGAGTTCGGTGGCCCTGTATTCGCCGACACTATCGTTTGGCCTATCGCTTCGTGCCTCGGCTCGGTAGCAACCACTGGCGCAAGCGCACCTTATACTCACACCGTATCGCTGAAGAACGCAAGCGCAACCGCTGTAGACGCACAGCCTACCTCGCTGACTTTCACCGACTTCTATGCGGCTAACGTTCGTGCTTACCCTGGTGTTTCGGTTCACGACTTCACCCTGACCTTCAACAGCACTGGTCTGCTGGACTACGACGCTAAGGGAACTGGCTGGCTGTCAAGCACCGCTTCGACCCCAACCCCAACCTTCAGCACCGTAACCGCTACTCCTGTATGGCAAGCAACCGTAACCATCGCTGGAACTACTGTTAGCAACGCTGTTGAGGGTTCGATTAGCCTCAGCCGCCCAGTAAGCGCCATCTACGGTCTGTCGAACACTCAGAACCCTTACGCAATCTTCCAGGGTGCGCTTGAAACTAAGGGCAAGATCAAGTTCGTTATGGAAGCAGACACCGAACTGACCCGCTTCCTCACCAACACTCAGCCAGCCATCGTGCTGAACTGGGCTAACGGTGCTGGTGCGACTGCTACCCAGATTCAGGCAACCATCACTAAGGGTGCCTACACTGTTGCTGTCATCGACCGTAGCAAGGACTATGTTGAGATTGACATTGACCTGACTGCTATCGCCAACACTACTGACGCTGGTTCGACCCTCGGATACAGCAACATCAAGTGGGTATTCCAGAACGCTCTCCCTGCTAACAGTTACATTTAGCATTTAGTTGTAGGCGGGCTAGGTTCCCCTTCCACCTAGCCCGCTTACTTCAAACCACGGAAGGGAACGGAAGGAAACACAATGCCAGAAATCACACTCCCATCAGGCTCAACCGTCACCCTCAAAGATGTGGCAGACATCAAACACCGCGACCGCAAGAAACTCTATGCCGGCGTAAGCGATGATCTATCCACCTTTGACCGCGGCTATGTCATTATGGACAACCTACTAACCATTGCAGTCGAATCGTGGTCGTTTGATACTCTCCCACCAAGCGTGAAGCGTGAAAGCCTAGACGACTTGTCGCCTGAAGATTACGACGCTCTCAGCGAAGGCGCAAAGCCTATCTTGGCCGCTTTGTTCCCTGCCAGCCGTGAGGATGAAGCCGACCCAAAAGCAGACACCAGCAACTAGAGAACCTGAAATGGGTTTTGAAAGGTAATGAAGCCCACCCAGATTTCGTTTACCCGTCAGACCAATGGCGTTATTATTTGTTGGCTAAAAACTTTGGTTGGACTATCAACGAAGCGGATGAACAGCCTGCTGTGATGGTGGATTGGTTGTTGAGTATCGTGGATGTTGTAGAGGAACTGAAAGCCGAGGCGATGAATGATAACGGTCACAGTTAGCAACAGCGACCTTTTAGCTGCTTTGAACGCTCAAGTGAATGGGCTGAATGATGCTGTCAAGTTTGCGGTCGGGCAGACGGCTTTAGCGGTCGAGTCACAAGCTAAACATAACTTTCAGGGCGCACATACCCGTAAAGGTAACGGCTGGTCGCCGTCGGGTCATATTCCTGGTTCGCCCGATTTCCCGAATGTTCGGACAGGTAATCTCCGCCGTTCGATAACCACTACGGTTCGTGAAGGGCTAGGCACTTACTCGGCTCAGGTTGGCCCGTCTATGGTTTATGCCCGCGCTGTTGAACTCGGTAACGGGCGTGGAGGGGCAGGGTATCCTTATATGGAGCCTGCTTATCGGCAACTGAAACCGCAGGTGAACGACATTTTTAGACGCGCTTTGGTAAGAAGGATGAAGTAATGGCTGAGAACTTACCGCCGCTGATTATTGAGATTCAAGCCAAAACTGCTGACATTGAGTCGCAACTAAAAAAGGTTGAATCGCAGGTCAAGGATTTAGGTTCGGCTGTTGAGAAGCAGAAAGCCCCTGTTGAGGGTTTGGGTGCTTCGTTTGTCGATATGGGTAAGAAGATTGCTGGCGCGTTTGCTGGTTTGGCTGTTATTGATTTCCTAAAGGATTCCGCTAAAGCTGCTCAAGAGGATGCCTCGTCGCAGGCTATGTTGGAGAGGCAGTTGCGGGCTTCGGCTGGTGCTACTTCGGAGCAAGTCGCTCAGGTTGATAAGGCTATTGCTGGTATGCAGAAAATGGCTGGTGTCGCTGATGATGATATTCGCCCTGCTATGGCGCAACTTACTCGTGCGACTGGTGATGTTGGTAAAGCCACTAACTTGACTCGTCTAGCGTTGGATGTTTCGGCTGGCACAGGTAAAGACTTGACGGCTGTTTCTAAAGCACTTGGTATGGCGTATCAGGGTAACACTGGTGCGTTGCAGAAGTTGGGTGTAAATGTCAAGGGTATGAAAGACCCGATGGCGGCATTGCAGAAACAGTTCGAGGGTGCAGCGAAACTAGCAGCCGATAAGAACCCTTATCAGACTATGGCTATTGCGTTAGACGACATCAAAGAGAAGATTGGTGTTGCGTTACTTCCTGTCCTCAAGATTTTCTCTAACACCATTCAAGCCTTGACCCCAACCATTGATCTAGTGTCTAAAGTTTTGACAAAGATTGTGGGCGCTGTTTCCCCTGTCGCTGAGAAACTATTGAAAGCTCTAATGCCGGCGTTCAATGCGGTCGCCAAAGTTGTTTTAGTGTTGGTCGAAACTGCTTTACCGCCGCTAATGATTATTTTGAACAAAGTTGTTATCCCTGTAATCAACTTTTTGGCAGGCATCCTCGTCAATTATCTAGCCCCAGCGTTCTCTAACTTGATGAAGGTGCTTGGCCCGTTGGCTTCGTTCCTTGCAGGTCAGTTGGCTAAAGGCTTCAAGATTCTTTTGGATTGGATGAAACCTGTTGTAGCGTTCTTCCAGCCGTTGCTTGACGGTTT